CGCGTTCGACTCACGCTTCGCACGTGCGCGGGAAGCAGGCCACGACGTGATCGCAGAGGAGGCGCTGCACATTGCGGACACCCTGCACGTGGGCCGCAAGATCGTCACGCACAGCGGCGGCGATGGTGACGACGACGCCATGACCGTGACCGAGGAGGACCTGACGCAACACCGCAAGCTGCAGATCGAGACGCGCCTAAAGCTGCTGGCCAAGTGGAACCCCAAGAAGTACGGAGACAAGACGGTGCTGGCGGGCGACCCCGACGCCCCGGTGAACATCGCCGTGGACTTCGGGCCCTTCGAGTTGATGCTCTCCAACATCGAGCTGCTGCGCCACGATGGGCAACCTAGCTGAACTGCTGCGCGATCCGAAGATACGGGCGCAGTACGCCAAGCTGCCCGCTACGCACCGCGCAGCGTTTGCGTGGCGCTCCAAGTGGCTGCTGGCCGCGCACAAGCACCAGCTCGAACCGCCCGGCACGTGGTGGAACATCCACTTGATGGTCGCAGGCCGGGGCGCGGGCAAGACACGCGCGGCCGCCGAGAACCTAGGCTGGTGGGCATGGCAGAACCCCAACACCCGGTGGCTGGTGTCAGCCCCAACCTCCAGCGACCTGCGCGCGACCTGTTACGAGGGCGATAGCGGGCTGCTATCGGTGATCCCACCGGAGCTGATCAGGGACTACAACAAGAGCCTGCACGAGCTGGTACTGGTGAACGGCAGCCTGATCAAGGGCATCCCGGCGTCGGAGCCCGAGCGCTTCCGGGGCCCGCAGTTCCACGGCGGGTGGCTGGACGAGCTGGCCGCGTGGGATTACCTGCAAGAGAGCTGGGACATGATCATGTTCGGCATCCGGCTGGGCCAGCGCACCAAGCTGATCTGCTCGACCACGCCCAAGCCCAAGGACGTGGTGCTCGACTTGATCGCCCGCGAGGGCGACGACGTGGTGATCACGCGCGCGTCGACCTATGCCAACATCGCCAACCTAGCCCCGTCGTTCCAGAAGCAGATCCTGCAGTACGAGGGCACGAACCTCGGGCGGCAGGAGATTCACGCCGAGATCATCGACCCCGAGGAGGGCGGCATCGTCCACCGGGACTGGTTCCGGCTGTGGCCGGACGGCAAGCCCTTCCCGCGCTTCGAGTACGTGATCCAGTCCTACGACTGCGGCTATAAGGACAAGGAGGCCAGCGACCCGACCGGCAACATAACGCTGGGCGTGTTCAAGCCACTGGACGGCGGCATGTGCGTGATGGTGATCGACTGCTGGCAGGAGAAGCTGACCTACCCCGACCTGCGGCCCAAGATCATCGACGAGTACGAGACCGTGTACGGCGAGGGTAAGGAGAAGAAGCGCGTGGACCTGCTGCTGGTCGAGGACAAGGCGGCGGGCATCAGCCTGATACAGGACCTGCAACGGGCCGGGCTGCCGGTGCGCGGCTACAACCCGGGCAAGGCGGACAAGAGCCAGCGCCTGAGCATCGTGGCCAACATCATCAAGGCCGGGCGCGTCTGGGTGCCCGAGAGCAGCGTGCGCAAGGGCTACGTGCGGGACTGGGCTGAGGGCATGGTCAGCCAGATATGCTCGTTCCCCAACACGGCGCACGACGAGTACGTGGACTGCATCAGCCAAGCCCTGCGTTTCCTGCGCGACGCGGGCTGGATCAGCATCGACTTCCCCCGCGAGTGGGTGGACGAGGACGACTACATTGACGCGGGCCAGCGCAGCCGCGAGAATCCGTACGCCGCGTAGAATGCGCGCTATCACCATAGGACCGAGCCATGGCCACTAAACCCTACCGCGACCCCAAGACCACCAAGATTGAGGACTGGAAATGGCGGCCGCTTGAGCAGGTCCAAGAGCAGCTCGGCGACCTGCGCGAGATCCCCGACTACATCCAGAAGGGCTTCGGCGGGTTCATGAACGAGCAGGCCGGGCGGTCCAAGCGCGGCGAGATGAGCCCACGCGACCTGATCAAGGCGTACACCATCGCCCAGTCCAGCATCGGACGCGGCGGCCTATCCCGCGAGACGGCCACCAAGACCGGCATGAGGCTGCCCCGCACCGGCGGCGAGGTCCGGCCCGAGGGCGCGTTTGCCGAGTGGCTGGGCTCCAAGGCTGGCCAGAAGTACCTCGACCTAGCCGAGCGCGGCACGGCCGACATGGCGTCCATCGGCGACCTGCAAGGCAAGTTCGCCCCATTCGGCAAGCAGAATGACCAAGCCGAGAAGATGGTGCTGGCGGCCAAGATGGCCCAGACCATGGGGCCCGGCCTCAACCGCGCCCTGACCGGCGACACCGACGACTTCCGCGACTTCGCCGAGAAGATGAAGGGCATCGCCGGGGCCAAGTCCGGGTTCATCGGATCGCTGCTGGGCCGGGGCGACCTGCCCACGCTAGACGCGCGTCAGCTCAACCTGCACACCGACGACGCGCCCGTTGGCGTCGGCTCAATCATGAACCGTGGCAAGGGCAAGGGTGCCCGCGAGGCCGTGGATCGCCTGACAGCCCGCCAGCGGGCCATGATGCTGTCGCTGGACCCGGCGCTGGCTGCCCACTACCAACACCTCGCGCACCACGCCGTCTGGGACAAGGTCGCAGGCGCAAAGACCACGCACAGTGACCTTGTCCGCGCCATGCGCGGATACGCTGCTGGCGGCAGCAAGAAGGCCGGGCCTGCGTTGCCCCTGCGACTGCCCCAAGCCACGCTGCCGACCGCGCAAGAGATGCAAGCTATCGCCGACCGCGTGGCACGGCAACAGGCTGGTGAGCACGTCACCAAACCCGGCGAGACCACGAACCTAGCAGGCCGCTCCATCAAGGAAGCCGCACGCGTGCGGAAGGTTCCGTACGGGTTGACGCCCACCGGCGGTGAGCGCGTGACCCCGACCTACGAAGCAAAGAAGGGCGACATCAACGTCGGCTTGCCCGGCGACCAGACGGTATCGGACGCCCGGCTAGAGCACGTGGCGGGCATCCCAATCAACTCCCAGCAAGAAGGCGGAGCGCGTTACGGCGAAGGCAAGCAAGACCTGCCCGAGGCGGAGCGGCCATTCTGGGCGTCCGGTGAACAAGCCGCGCAAGGTTTTCAGAACAAGGTTAACGAGCTGGCCCAGCTCACCGGCGAAAAGCCCAGCGTCATCGCCCACCACCTTGCCATGGGGCGCGATTCCAACCATTTTGCAATGCACTTTGCGGACGCCAACCTGAAAGCTATCGCCAATTCGGACGTGAAGCCGGAGCACAAAGAGGCGTTCAATCAGGTAATCCGCAATGGGTTTTTCAAAAAGAACCAAAAGACGGGAGAGCACGTCCACGTAAACTTCCCGGACTTCCCCGGCATACACAAGCCAGAAGAATCATTTGTTGCAATGCAACAAGACCCGGAGATGCGCAAGTGGTTTAACAACCGCATGAAGAAACCCAACGTCACCAAGGCGTTGGGCCTGCCCAATGGGCTGGACATCGAGTGGGCCATCACCGAGCCCGCGCTGCGCAATTTGGAGATCAGCATGACCGGGCATTCGGTGGGCAAGATGCGCCCCGGGGCTAGTCTGGTGGAAGGCGCGGACCACAACACCTACAGCCACAAGATACTGGGCGACGCGATGGGCGCGGCTCCTGAGCTGGCCCCGGTGGACATATCGTTCCCCGACGCCTCCGACTACATCCGCAAGAACTACAACCCGTCGGACTTCACCGGCACGATCCAGAAGGTCTACCCGCACCAAGTGGTGGACGACCGGTTCTTGAATCACATCAACGAGTATTACACCAAGCTGCGCAAGGCGCGCGGGTTTGCTGTGGGCGGCAACGTCGAGCCTGACAAGGACGAGATGTTGGCCAGCCTGATGCTGCGCAAGACGCCTGACTCGGTGAACATCAAGGACGTCGGCGTCAAGGAGGCACCCAACCTGCCCATCAAGGCGTTTGTGTCGCCCAACGGCGGCAGCGGCGAGGGCTTGCCCATCGGCGGCGTGGACTTCCAGCCTTTGACGCCCGGCAACCAGATGATGCCCATGCCGCCCGGCCAGCCGCAAGGTGGCCTGCCGCCACCGCCCGGACAGCCACCAATGCCACCGCAGGGCGGTATGCCGCCCCCCGGAGCGCCCGGCGCACCGCCGCCCAAGCCCGGCCAGCCCCAGAGCAATATTCTCGCTATGACGCCTCAAGGCCAAGCCATGCAGGCCATGCGGCCCAACCCGCAGGCCATGCCGCGTCAGCCCGGACCTACAGGGCTTCGCATGGCACGCGGCGGATCGACGCATGACATCCGTCTGACGGAGCGCAAGCTGTGAGCTTCTATTCCCCTATCGACCGGCTGGCCCAAAACCTACCCCGTCCCAAGGGGACCGGCGCGGAGTTCATGACCGAGTTGAGCAAGATGCCCGGCTACAAGACGCAGGAGGCCGAGGACCGTGGGCTGCAGGCGCTGGTGAACCTGCCCAAGATGGAGCGGGCGCAGTTCTTGGAGGCGCTGAAGAGCAAGCCGCCGGTGACGCCTTTGCCCCGGGATACCCAAGAAGACCACCACAAGGAATACACCTTGCCGGGTGGAAGCAACTACCGTGAAATATTGTTGCAGCACCCTAGGTCAACAGAAAGATTTCCCGGCGTGCCCCAACACTTTGGTGGCGCACCCAACATACTGGCCAGCGTCCGTACTAAAGACCGCCTTGAACCTGATTTAGAAGGCCCACACAATGTAAAAATTATTGGCGGTGGCGGTACAAGCAATAAAAAATTCAAGACTCGTAAAGAAGCGGATGCATTTGCTGATGTAAAGCACCAAGGTGGATACGAGACAGAGATCACGCCATTGAACCACAAAAAGATATTGCACATTGAAGAGCTGCAATCCGATTGGCATCAGCAGGGGCGCGATAAAGGCTACGCGTCACCAGAAACCGCTGACCGTATCAAGGCCGCAGAGCGCGCGCATCGGGAGCTGAAGAAGCAGTTGGAAGAGGCCAAACAAAGCGCGGCATATGCCGAAGCTGGTCTGAGCGATCCCATAACAAAACGGATGCGGGACCTGAACCCTGAAATGAATCAGCGCTTGGAAGCCGCCAAGCTCAAGCACAACGATTCAATCATGGAGCTTATGCCGCAGGTCATGAAGGCCGAAGCCGAGCACCAAGACTTGCTGCACCAGTCAAAGAACACCGTGCCCGACGCCCCGTTCAAAAAGAGCTGGCACGAGATGGCGCTCAAGAAGATGATCCATTATGCTGCGGAGAACGGCTATGACTCCATTGCCATCACGCCGGGGCGGGAGCAAGCGGATCGGTACGGGCTGGCCAAGCACGTTGGCCTTATCAGGCATATGACGCACGGAGATAATCCCAATAGCGGAATCTTGTTTGCTTATGACCCACAAGGTAACCAAATAGTACGAGAAGACAATGTACCGCACGACAAATTACCTGAGTACATTGGCAGAGAAGGCGCTAAAAAACTCATGGATCAAAAACCGGATGGCGTTGGGTATCGTGAATTAAGTGGAGAAAACCTTCAAGTTGGTGGCGAAGGCATGAAGGGTTTTTACGACAAAATTGTGCCCAATTTTCTGAACCAGTTCGGCAAGAAGTACGGCGCAAAAGTCGGGCAGATTCAAGTCCCTGTTGTACACGCACTTCAAGGGCTCAGGCGTGCAAACGGTTACCCAGACGATCCACCGTTGAACCTGCACCACTTCCCCATCACCCCAGAGATGCGCGAGGACGTGGTAAAAAACGGTGTTCCGCTGTATGCCAAGGGCGGCAGCGTGGAGGGCGAGGAGCCCAAGAAAACGGTCAAGGCATACAAGTTATTTCGCGTACACCCCAAGCACCCCGGCAAACTGTTCCCGCTGTTTGTGGACGCCAACACCCCGGTGGAGATGGACAAGTGGATCGACGCCAAGGAAGGCGAGATGGCCAAGGGCAAAGTCAAGTC